ATACATTACATAATATAATACTGACTTCTTTGGAGTAATATTTATACATTTTTTTGGGATTATATTTTTTTAATGGAAGAAAATCACAACTTAATTCTCTCCCCTCGCCATCTCTAATATCCGTATCATCTTGCGTTTGATTACAACAATTAGATATCAAAATATATTTACATTTTTTATGTTCAATTATATAATCTAAAAACTTATAGATATTATCTAATGACCAATGTTGTAAAACATCTTTCAAAATATATAAATCTCCGTTTACAATGTTTTCTTTGTTATTACAAAAATCAAGATGTGTAAAAGAATATTTCGGCAATGAGAATTGTTTTGAGTTATAATCTATTATTTTTTTATATGCATCGTATCCAGTATATAAAATATATAAATCATCGTATATTATTTTTCCACACAAAAAATCGCCACACCCTAAATCAACTATATTTTTAATGTTATTATCAAGAATAAATTTTTTTAAAAAAGGGACATAAGTTTCCCTATTTATATTTATATTGCTTCCTGCCCCACTACTACCATTATATTCGGAATTATTATTATTTCCCCATATCTTGTTTTCATATATATTTGTAAAAACTTGTTCCATTATATAATATAATTTTATAATATAATTTTATAATAGAAATTATATTATGGAGGAAAACGCAGATAGCTACCCGTCGATTATTATCTTTTACACTCTTTCGCTAAAGTTCCGGAGTTAAGTCGCTCACTTACCCCATTGCTGCTCAGTTGCTCCGAGTCGCTCCATTACACTGTTGGAAAAAATTCCCAGTCCAAATCACCGCTAACTTTTTTCCAAATCATATCTTGTTCCAATTGTTTTTCGCGGTCTTTCATCATTGGAATATAAGGTAAATACTGAGTTTGATCCAAGAGAACACATAATTGGTAAAGCGTATATGTATAATTAAAAAAATTGGTACGGTTTGCCGGACAGTGAACTGCCCACGGTTTTTGTATTTCGATGAATAATACACATAATGTCTCGTGCAATTCTTCGTTCATAATGGGTGGTTTAATACCGAATATCGAATTAATATATTGAATATGTTCAAAATATTTATTGTATCCCAATTTGCGCAATATCTCACGCATTTTGTCGTAATTAATAAGCGTCATATCTTTGATGCGCTCCTTCTTTATTCGATTGCGGATGGCTTCAATAACCTCATCCGGAATTTGAGTGGTCTCCTTTGCCTGAAACTGAGATAATATTTCTTTGAAATGGTTGAGACGTATATATGCAGTGTAAGATACTTCGTTCGGGGGTTCTTTGTTATTTGGTTTTGAACTATCTACGATATAGGTTATAAATTTGCCGCATTTTAAATTGTTGCATATTAGAATACCTTCTTCGTCTTGTGGGATTAATTCGCCATTGTGGCAACTTTCGCACACATCGCATTGAATGATAAAATCTTGCGGATTCGTTAGATCATTGTTCACATTTTTCCAGTAGGTTTGGTATATTTTCTTGGCTTGGGTATATTTATCGGGATCGGAACGTTCTGGATTCTTGGACCGAACTTTGAAAAATGAATTTAAAACGTTTACATTTTGATTCCCCCCGCCGCTTATTTGTTTTTTTTCTTCGAAATAATTGAATATGTATTTCGAATTTTCTAATAAATAACGCTTTTTTTGTGATTTTAAATATCGAATCTTGGCTTTGTGGATTTTTATTTGGTCCTTTATTTCCATAAATAATTCGATTTGATTGTCGGATAAAGTATGTATTTGGTTTTTTAATGTTTCGATTGCGACGGTTAATTGTGGTACAATAGTGGTTTCGATATCATTGAACCAAGATAACATTTCAGTATGTTTTTCATCAATTGTGTTAATATGGGGTTTTTGAAGTATTTTTTTCGTATTTAAATTAGAATTCATTGATTATTTCGATAAGTAAGCAATTAAGTAAATATTATTCTAAGCGACTTTTTAATATGTTGTTTTCTGTAATTATTTAGTGATAAAAAATGTTATTGTTATATAAGAATACATTTGGATAAATAAAGAAACATTAAAGAAACAATAAGTAAACAAAAAATAAAGAAAGAATAAAAAAATGCCACCAAAAGCAAAATCAGAAGCAAAATCAGAAGCAAAATCAGAAGCAAAATCAGAAGCAAAATCAGCGACATATACATCGAAAAAAGGTAGACAATCATCCTTCGCGGACGCAAAACACGATTTTCACGATATTTTTGATTCTAACACAACTAAAGAATATGTTTCTAAAAATATACCCCCATGTAAAGCCAATGATGTAGAATGCAAAGAAGATGATAAGAAAATATTAGACGAAGATACATTTTTAGAAACATATGTATTAAATGGTAAACCTGGGATGGCAAAATTTAAAAAAGCAATAAATAAAGTTCCAACATTATCAGAACGTATATTTAAACCCGAATCAGAAACATTTAATCAAGAAATAACAGATGATTATCAAATACGATTTGTTTATCGTCCACAACACGAAACAGGTACTACAGAATCATTCATTCAAAAAGCATTAAATGATATGGGCGTAATCGACGATGTATTTATAGTATGTGATGTTGCATATGCAAATGTACGAGAAGATTTAACAAATACAAATAAAGGAGGTAGCCAAACTTTTTATTGGGTGCAAAACACGCAGACATTATACGATCCTGCAGGGAAAACATCCTGGCATACCGGAAAAGATTATGGTTTTCAAGATATCGATAGTAAATTTGTATTTTGTTGGGAAAATGCCAATTTGAAAACGTTTACAAAATATCCAGATTGGACAAGTAGTACGAAAGATACAAATAATGAATATATGTTTTCCGAAAAAGTTCCAGAAACGATGTTATATACGAATAAAAATATGTATATGGGAATTCAAGCAAACGCAGAAGATGTCAATAATTATAGTAAACACGAAGCTGTTTTAATCATAACCGATCCAGCTAAACCAAGATATTATGCTTATGCTGACAAAACTTTATCTGCAAAGGGAAATGGAATTTTAAACAAAAGTGAGATGGCAAATTATCGAGCAAAAGGAGACGACTTGCGCCGATATGTTAAATTTTTGAAAACCAAAGAGACTGTTTTATTGGATGAAGTAATGGACTACTCATCGGAAATACAAGTTTTGGCGAAAAAAACGGGAGACGCAGGACAATCAATTGTTTGTTGTCAAGAAAATTTTCATTTACAAAAATTTAAAGATGTTGTGAAAGGATTTAAAGAAGCAATTATTAATTTTCTATCAAATGGAAACCACTCATTGTTTTCGTTTGATAGATTAGCTATTGGATGTGCACTAAATTATAAAACACCCATTGTTGTGCAAAACACGCAAAACGGGTTTATTATTTATGTACATAATAAATTGGCAAATGTAAACACACAATTAGATAAATTGTTAGTTAAAGAAAACAATCAAACCAATTTATCTCAAGTGTTTTTTGGTTCATTTGATGACAAAATTAATGAATGCATTAAAATAAAAGATTCGATCATAGCTTATTTATTAGAGTTAAAAATATCTGATGATGAATCTTATAAAGCATATCTGCGTAATTACTATCTTTATTTGCCCATTTTACAGTTGATCAATTCAATATCATTGTATTTGGAGGAAACCAATAAATCATATTATGATAATTGTAAAAAACAAATCATAACCAATTATAATTTATTGAACGATATTAAAACAACAACAACAACAACAATACCAGAAGATACTTTGGTAAATATAATAAAAAATTTTGAAGATGATATTAATAAAGAATTTGATAGCTTGATTGTACAGCGCACAGCAAATAAAGAAAACGACGAAAAATTAAAAGAAATCGCTATTGCTGCAAAGAAAATAAAAGAGTTGTATTCAATTATACCACAAATAAAAAATACAATACAATCTACTAGTAGCATAACAGAACAAATAAATACAAAAAATGAAACAAACAAAACAATAAAATTAGATGTAAAACAAACAGATAAAAATGTACCAAAAGGTATTCGTGATAATATATCAAACGTAATTCCATACAAATCGTCAGAAACTCCTTTAAAGGAATCAAGAAACGCAGATGCATTTATCGATAGAACAACGCAATATTTGGGAATTACTACATTGATAATACCTATTTATCAAAATTTGAATAATAATATATTACGCGGTTTGAAGAACGATTTTGTTGGTAAAATCAAACAAATGATTGTTGATATACAAAAAAAATCGTCTGATAATAAGAATTTATCTTATTCAAAAATTATTCAAATTGCAAATGAACAATTAGACCAAAATGGAGTTTCGTTGAACGATATAATACCATCTGATCCAATAACTGCAAAAATAGAAATTGAAAATGAAATATTGAATAACGAATTAAAAAAAATAACGGATTTTGAAACCGCAACAAAAGCAACAACAAAAGCCGCAACAAAAGCCGCAACAAAAGCCGCAACAAAAGCCGCAACAAAAGCCGCAACAAAAGCAACAACAAAAGAAACAACAAAAGAAACAACAAAAGAAGCAGAAGATAAGATAACAAAAGATTTAGCGGAAGCTCGCACTAAAATACAACAAAAAATACAAATAAATGAGGTAAGAAGGAGTTCGCGTATAGCAATAAAAAATGGTGGAGGCCAGAATGGTGGTAGTCAAGAATATGATGATACATTTGCAATGTTAACAAAAATGAAATTATTAGTATCACCTGTTAAAGTAGCTAGCTTTATAAACACTGATTCGTTTATAAATGATTTTTTATTAGATACAACACATAGTTTTGTAAATAGAAAGATATCGTTGGAGATTTTAAATGAAAATGAAGAAAATACGCAAATAGAGAACAACTTTTTATTAGAAAAGGATATTGCGTCTGCATATGAAATTGAAATGTTTTTAAAAGGTTTATTTGGTATTTTTACATTTATGAAAAATGTTGATAAGACGACGCCTATTATACTTCCTCCCATTTTTGGTCCGACTGAAACCGCAAACCAATTAATTGATGTTTTTTTAGAAACAACAGAAAAGTTATTGTTTCCAACCGAAGTTGATCCTGAAGTGAGCTCGGGTATTCAAAACGACGATAATGAGTATATATCAATAATTAAAAAACGAATAATATATAGACAGCAAAACAGTAAAACAAACCCATTTAACTTAGATGATATTATAGAAAATTATAATAATTTGCAAAAAGATAAAAACTATGATTTTATTATAACAAAATTTGCATTTTTGGAACCTAATTTTAACATGTTTATAAAAGAAAGACCGGAAACAGTAGCTAAACCAATAACTAGTAATATTGTTAATGCAAAAAAAACAGAAAGCATAGTCTTTATGCAAAATTATGTAGATGCATTTGAACAATTTAAAGAGGAATATGAAAATGACATTTATATTCCAAATAATTCATTTAAGACGTTGGTTGAAAACAACTCGTTTTCGTTTCCTGATAAACCATTAACCGGTAAATACAACGGATTTAATGCGAGCGAATTTAATTTTAATATGGTGTTGCTATATTATATTGAAAATGAAAAATACAAACAATATGTAAACAATGAAAACATGTCTTCGATAAAAAGTACTACAAATTCGTTATATAGTGATATAGAAGATTTATTCGAACAATTATTTGGTTCGGGTCAAAGTTCTACAACGGCAACATCAACATCAACATTATTACCCGGTGGAAAAAAAACAGGCGGTACCCAAGATATTTTTAAAGGGATTTTAAATGGATTGGGGGTTGATTTTAAAAATCCTGTATTTAAACCAGAAAAAGTACAACAATTTAAAGAAGTTTTAAATTTTCATTTAAATGGGTTGAATAAAATAAATATTGGGTTTGCAATAACCCCTGAATCGAATATGGTAGCCGAAACACTTGTAGTAAAAAATCCAAGAGAAGAAAAATTACAAAAAGAACGAGATGAATATGAACGATTATATAGAGAAAAATTACTAAAACTGCATAATAATAATAATAATAATATAAATATGATTACACAAATAGAACTCCCTAATACTGAATATCGAATCCCTTCGGTAAATAGGTCATTAATACAACAAACCGCTGGGAACAATCGACGAAAAACCCGCCGCAAAAAAGGTTTAAACTTACCTCCATCGAACCCCTTTTTGGGATTTACTAGTCCGACCAAATATACTCAACAAAAAAGAATATCTCGAAACAAAAAAACAAAAGACATAAAGAAAAACAAAACACATAAGAAAAATAAAACGCACAAGAAAAAATGATGTACGGTCAAATATATATTTTTATACATCATTGAAAATATATATAATAACATTTAATCAATATGTCCGATTCCGAGCCTTTTCCCATTTCGGTCGATTTTTCATCCAACGTAAAAATTGACCGAAAAACATTTCAAAAAATGCTATTTATCACAAATGCTTTAGAAAAAGGTTGGGCCGTGAAAAAATCACAAGGTTCGTATATTTTTACCAAAAAACACGAAGGTAAACGCGAAGTATTCCAAGAAAACTATTTAGAAACATTTGTACAATCCAATTGCACTTTACATAAATTGTGATTTTTTATATTTTCCATTTTTATATTTTTCGAATGTCCAAATGTCCAAATAGTGTTTTTGACCATTTGTAAATGTTTTTAGGCAATTCATTCTATTTTTACTTCATATGTGAAGTAAAAATACTACCAATTATAATATTTTTTGATATTACAAGTACCAGCAGAAATCCAACATTATTTTATTTATTAAATCATTTAGCGATTTTTCTGAAATTTTTATCTTTTCGTAGTATATAATCCAAAATGGGAGGAGCACTAATGCAACTAGTCGCCTACGGCGCACAAGACGTTTTTCTTACCGGCACACCTGAGATCACCTTCTGGAAGGTTTCTTACAGACGCCACACAAACTTTGCGATGGAGAGTATTGAACAGACATTTTCTGGGCAGGCCGATTTCGGTCGCCGAGTTACCTGCACTATCAGTCGCAACGGTGATCTCTGCTACCGCACCTACCTTCAGGTGACTCTCCCCGAGATCAACCAATCTATGAACGTCCCTGGTGGTGTTTATGCCCGTTGGTTGGACTACATCGGTGAGCAGCTCATCTCTACCGTCGAGGTTGAGATTGGTGGCCAGAGAATCGATCGCCAATATGGTGATTGGATGCACATCTGGAACCAGGTCACCATGTCTGCCGAACAGCAACGTGGGTACTTCAAGATGATTGGCAACACCACTCAGCTTACCTACATCACTGACCCCACCTTCGCCAACGTCTCTGGACCTTGCGCCTCTTCCGGTGGGCCTTCCCAGGTTTGCGCTCCCCGCAATGCCCTCCCCGAGACCACCCTTTACATTCCTCTTCTTTTCTGGTTTTGCCGCAACCCCGGCCTTGCCCTTCCCCTTATTGCCCTCCAATACCACGAGGTGAAAATCAACATTGATTTCCGCCCCATCGGTGAGTGCCTCTGGGCCGTCAAATCCTTGTCTGCTCCTTCCGGCACCCAATCCGTTTCTGCTGCCTACCAACAATCCCTTGTTGCTGCCTCCCTCTATGTTGACTACATTTTCCTCGACACTGATGAACGCAGAAAGATGGCCCAGAACCCCCACGAATACCTCATTGAGCAGCTCCAGTTCACTGGTGATGAGTCTGTTGGATCCTCTTCCAACAAGATCAAGCTCAATTTCAACCACCCTTGCAAGGAGTTGATCTGGGTTGTTCAGCCTGATGCCAACGTTGACTACTGTGCTTCTTTGGATGCCGCTTCCACCCTTTTCAAGACCCTCGGTGCCCAGCCCTTCAACTACACTGATGCCATTGATGCCCTTCCCAATGCCGTTCACGCCTTCGGTGGTCCCGCCGAAACCAGTGGAACTGCCGGGTTCATCGGTGCTAACGGTCTTTTCCAGATGGCTGGTGCAAGTGATGGTGATCCTAGCACTGGTGGCCAATGGGGCGATGGTCCTAATGCCAATGGAGATCCTTTGTCCCCCTTCTCTCCCGCTGTCGCTTCCGGATCTTACGTTTCTGATGCCGGCACTTTCGTGTTGGCCGAGACTGCCCTCGATATGCACTGCTGGGGTGAGAACCCTGTGGTCACTGCTAAGCTCCAGCTTAACGGCCAGGAC